GGCTCCCCTGTATCAAATATATTACCTTTAGTTTCAGGCGGGATATCGGGAACAAATATAACAACTACAGCCTATATAATAGTTCCAATAACAAAAGACTACTATTCAAAAGTCGTAGAGTCAGCTTTTGGTACTAAATATAATGCTGATAGCGACTTTACAATGGAAGTCTGGTTTAGCCCTTCCATAGAATCAAATTCAGTAGTTAGAATATTTGGAGACACAACAAATAATATCGGCATATTCTGGGAAAACGGCGATGTTATATTTAAGGTATCAGCAACGGAAGAAATTAGATACCGTGTAAGATATTCAAAAAGAACTCATCACGTTGTAGGCACATATAACTCCAAGTCTATATCTTTGTATATAGATGGAGAACCAGCAATAAGCAAAGACCTAGAGTCTTTTAAATTTACAAATACATCTTTATTCCTACAGATTGGGCCTACTACAGTTTCTGGAGATACATTTATTGTAGATGCTCCAGCAGTATATAGATACACTCTGCCAGCACAATCTATAAAAAGACACTATCTATCAGGAGTAGTTTCATATCCAGCAATTCAAGTAGTTTATCCAGAACAGGGCACACTCTTTGCTTTAACAGATGCTAACAAAAAAGTTTCTTTTACATATTCTTATCCACAAGATAAGCGATGGGTAGACTTGTTAGATGATTACACATATTATGATATTGAAGATCAATATATAGGTTTTACAGAAACAGATGCAGTACAAGCAAGAACCTTTGTGGTAAATGATTTTGTTGCAATTCCGACTGAATTAGACCTATCAACATCTAAAGTCGAGTGGCGAGACGATATTGGGGTGGCGGTAGAAACAAGCATAGATAATATTACTTTCCTTCCCTGCACAAATGGAGCGGCAATCCCACAATATAAAAGAGGTTCCTTTAGCAATAGCGGAAAACTATATATTAGAATAACCATGACCAGCTCAGACACAAGCAAATATTATCCAAGACTATCATTTTTTAAAATTTCATTTTATAGAGACAAGACCCTATTTGCAAATAATTCAGGGGATAAAATAACCTCATCGTCAGACTATGCCCTTGGATCGATAAATTATCCTGTCTTATCTAGAAATTATAATAATGGATTAAGGACAACAAATGGCGCTGGATTTGATTTAAATACATTAAGTTCTGTTAAGTCCCTAGAGATGTTCTTTACGCCCCTTACGTTGGCTTCTAACACCCTTATCTACGCTTCCGACCCTTCTACCACCAGACTGGCCTGGAACGGCTCTGGAGCGGTCTCTAAGGCCAATATAGCCAAGATATATGTAAATGGCGTAGACGTATCTAATCAAACGAATATATCTAATTATTTAAACGCTGAGGAGCCTCATCATATTGTAATTGTATTTACCCAGCCAGTAACTGGTTTAATTAAATTTAATTATGAGACTACTGGGGGTCCAAGTAACCTATATAAGAATGTGGCTATATACGAAAAGGAGTTAACTCAGTCCTTAGTAAATACACATTTTAAGATTTATACTGGAAGGCCAGCATCTTCGATCACGGAAACGTCATTTAACCTGACAGAAAATGCCGTTGAATCTTATAATGATGACTGGGTTGTGCTACAAAGCGTATAATTTGTCACTTCCATTGACAAAAAGCTGGACTTAATCTATAAACAATGGTAAAATAAAAGCCTATGGAAATTAAAGGTATAAAGCAGCAGATCATAGAGGAATCCCCACTAGGGATCTACGTTTGGGAAATGCCAGACGGACGCTGGATAGGAGATGACGATGGCAACTTTCTTTCAGTCACGTCCAAAAAAGGAAATAGATCCAGAATCGATGCTTTGGCTAGAGAAGTTCGCTCATATGGTATATATGAGGGCGGGCCTAAATTTCTTTCAGCAAGACGAAAAATTACCGATGAAGAATTTGAAGAACAACACCAAAGACTCAAGTGGGGATTAGTCCCAGATCCTTTGGATATTGGAAACTATAAAGATGAGCTTAAAGGCATAAGAGCAGAGGGGCAATAATGATTAGATACGAAGAAGAAGATAACTCTAATGAGGTTAGTATATCTAACGTTGCGGACTGGATGAAATTTAATACTCCAGTAGAGTCAACAACAACAGATCCGTTTAAGATTGAAGGCGAAGATTTAACTAAGGTTTCAGGTCTAGGCTCATCATTCCGCCGAAAGATGAATAGAGAACTACAAAAAAGATTCCAGGGAATCGAAGGAACAGAAACACAACAAAACCTACTTGCACAAGCCATTACTGGCTATGCAATGTTTGACCTTATTGAGCCACCATATAACTTAGATTATCTTTCTACCATTTACGAAATTTCCCCATATAACTATGCAGCAATTAATGCAAAGGTTTCTAACATTGTAGGTCTTGGACACGATTTTGTTGAGACAAGAAAGACACAAGAAGCATTCGATAACATTACAGATGATAAGCAGTTAGATAGAGCACGTAGAAAACTGAATAGACTACGTCAAGATCTTTATGATTGGCTAGAGGAATGTAACGAAGAAGAAACATTTACAGAAACTTTAATTAAGGCCTACACAGATGTAGAGGCTACTGGAAACGGATACCTTGAAATTGGTAGAACCTCTGCTGGGAAAATTGGATATATTGGACATATACCAGCAAAGACTATGCGTGTGCGCCGCTTGCGTGACGGCTTTATTCAACTGCTTTATGGAAAGGCTGTATTCTTCCGTAACTTCGGAGATCAAGAAACAGACAATCCAATCGATGGCGGACTAGAGCGTCCAAATGAAATTATTCACCTAAAGAAATATACACCAACAAATAACTATTATGGCATTCCAGATATTGTAGCGTCTTCAAATGCTATGGCTGGAAACGAGTTTGCTGGCAAGTACAACCTAGACTACTTTGAAAACAAGGCGGTTCCAAGATACATTATCACAGTAAAGGGCGCTAAGCTATCTACAGAGTCTGAGCGTAAGTTGCTAGAATTCTTCCAGGTAGGACTAAGAGGAAAAAACCATAGATCTCTATATATTCCGCTTCCACCAGATTCACCAGATGCCAAGGTTGAATTTAAGATGGAGCCAATTGAGGCAGGAACTCAAGAGTCTTCATTTAATGTGTATCGTAAATCTAACAGAGACGAAATTCTATTATCTCACCGTGTGCCAATTAATAAAATTGGAACTCCAGAAGGAGTTAATTTAGCGGTAGCAAGAGATGCCGATAAGACATTTAGAGAGCAAGTTTGTCGTCCAGCTCAAATGAATTTGGAAAAGAAATTAAATAAAATAATTGAGGAAATGACAGATGCTCTATTACTTAAATTTAATGAGCTCACATTGACCGATGAGGATACCCAATCTAAGATAGACGAGAGATATTTAAGAATGCAGGTAATTACTCCAAATGAAGTTAGAATTAGAATGGGCATGGTTCCGCTTGACGGCGGGGATAAAGTGGTCGAATTAAAGCCACAACAACAGGCTGAAGCAAGGGCACAGGCAGGAAAGACTAGAACTAGAGATTCCGAAAGATCAGCAAATTCACCCGATATGTCGGGGGAAGGCCGAAATGCTCAGGGAGATGGAAGACAAGTCGACTAACCCTGCTCAACCAGTATTTGCCTTTTTATGTATAGATAAATATAATTAAGCATATGAATATTGAGAAATCTCTTTGGTCTTCTAATGGCGACGACATTACACTGTCGATCCCATTCACCAAAGTTAATCGTGAAAAAAGAACAGTTTCGGGATTTGCAACATTAGACAATGTTGACCAAACTGGAGATGTTGTTACGGCTGAAGCAAGCTTGAAAGCATTTGAAAATTTCCGTGGAAATCTTCGTGAGATGCATCAACCAGTTGCAGTAGGCAAAGTTGTTTCTTTTAAACCAGAGACATATTATGATTCAGCAACAAAAGAATTTTTTAACGGAGTTTATGTAGACGCTTATATTTCAAAGGGCGCACAGGATACTTGGGAGAAAGTTTTAGACGGAACTCTTCAAGGATTCTCAATAGGCGGAAAAATTATTGATTCAGAAAACGAAGTCAATAAGGCAACAGGTAAGAGTGTAAGATTTATTAAAGATTATTCATTGATGGAACTTTCCATTGTTGACTCACCAGCAAACGAGCTCTGCAATATTTTGTCTATTTCAAAAAGAAATGGTCAGCTAGTATTTAAAGGAATGGCAGCAGAGATCGCAACTGAAAATATTTTTTATTGTGCAGACAGTGATTCAGTATTTATGTCAACAGATTCATCATACGACTCCCCAGTTACAGGAAAGCCTGCAACACTAATTGGATGGGTAGAGTCAAACGATGTTAACAAAGCAAAAGAAATAGATAAGATTCTTGATTTACATAAAAAATCAAGATTGTCCATGCCTGAAACACAAATTGCAAAACAGGCAGACATAGAAGGAGGTAAAGAAGTGTCAGATAATACAGAAAACGTAGTTGCAGATGCAGTAGCAGAAGCAGCCGTAGAAGACACAGCAGCAGTTGCTCCCGTAGAGGAAGCACCAGCTGTTGAAGAAGCTCCTGCAGATGCAGTAGCAGACGCTTCTGCCGAAGTTCTAGAAAAAGCAGCCGACGTATCAGAAGTTATGGTTGATGAACCTGATTTTGCAAAGATGCTAGTCGATCTTAAGGGCTTTTTCTCAGACACACTAAATAAGGCTTCAGAAGCTAATGCCGCACAAGTTACAGCTATTAAAGATACAGTTGAGACTTTCAGCAAGAGCGTAGATGTTCGAATTTCAGAATTGGCAGAGCAACACTCAGCACTTTCAAGTGCTGTACAAGACATCAAGAACACGATTGATGGTGTAGAAAAGCGTGTCGACGCAGTAGAATCAGAGACTGCAATTAAGAAGTCCTCAGACCTTGGCGGGTCTCAGGAAGTAACAATCAAGAAATCAAAGTGGAACGGTTCTTTCCTCGGTTCCGTAAACGAAATTTTTAACTAAAAAAAGGTAGGTGAAATATAAATGAGCAATGAAACATTAGAAAAAGCAATTGCAGCAGGTACAACTGCTACAGGTACTTTTGCTTCCACTACAGGTGGAACAGGTACACACCGTGCTTCCGAAAACGGAAACGGCGGTTTGCTTAACGCAGAACAATCAGCTCGCTTTCTAGACTACATGTTCGACGCAACCGTAATTGGTAAGGTCGCCCGTACAGTCCGCATGAGAGCAGATACAACAGAGATTGATCGTATGTCAGTCGGCGAGAAGCTTATGAAGCTCGCAACTGAAGGAGATGACACCGCAGCAAACGCAGCAGTGACTTTCTCAAAGATCTCTCTTACAACTAAGAAGCTTCGTCTAGATTGGGAGCTTTCAACTGAGTCTCTAGAAGACAATATTGAAGGTGCTGATCTTGAAGATCATATTGCCAGACTTATGGCAACACAAGCAGGTAATGATATTGAGGATGTAGTTCTTAACGGAAATACAGCTCTTTCATCAGATAACTTGTACAAGGCATTTGACGGTGTAGTAAAGAAGGCTAAGACTTCAGGTCGTGTAGTTGATGCAGCAGGAGCTAATATCTCCCGTGCAGTATTCAACTCAGCACTTAAGGCTTTGCCACGTAAGTACAAGCAACGTCGTTCTGACCTTAGATTCCTTTCAGGTTCAAACCTGATTCAGGATTATCTATACACAGCATCACTACTAGGTGCAGATGGATCAGCTAACCCACAAGATATCGCTTCAAGCGTAATCCGTGGACAAGGCGTACAGCCTCTAGGCGGTCCAGCAGGATATGTGGCACCATTCGCATTTGGTATTCCAATTGTTGAAGTTCCACTACTTCCAGAAGCACAGACTGGTGATCACTCAGGAGCATCAGGTTCACACGGTGACGTCCACTTGACATTCCCAAATAACGTAGTTATTGGTATCAAGCGTGACGTAACAGTTTACCGCTTCTTCTGGCCACGTAAGGACTCAATCGAGTACACAATGTTTACTCGTGTTGGCGTTCAAATCGAACAAGCAGACGCTTGGGTCGTTGTAAAGAACGTTAAGGTCGCTTCCTAATTATTAGGATTTAGATCCCATTGAAGGCCCCCTAAATTAATTTTTGGGGGGCTTTTCATTTTAATTTAGTAATGCTATAATTGATTTGAGTAGAATGAGGAGATTATCGTGTCATTTGAGACATTAAAGATATCTGAACTAAAGAAAATTGCAGAAGATTTTGCAGTTGAAACACAGGGCTTAAAGAATAAGGCCGACATAATCGCAGCTCTTGCAGAAGAGGGCGTAACCTGGTCTGTATATAGCAAGACCATTAAGCAAATCGAAGAGGAATTAGAAAATATGGATACAGAGGTACTACCTAAGTTTGATCCAAAAGCGGAACAACCAGAAAATACAGTATTGGTCAGAATGACCAGAGATAATTTTAGATATGATATTATGGGAGTTACTTTTACGAAAGAGCACCCATTTGTAGCAATGAGCAGAGATGACGCTCAAGAAATTTTTGACAAGGAGGAGGGTTTTAGATTAGCAACTCCAAAGGAAGTCCAGGAGTATTACAACTAATCTAAGCCTATAAAATGGCAGAGGTATATGTAAACAGTCAGTCGCCAATAAAGCATCAAGTTTTTTGGAACGGTGATGTATCTAATGCAGACGCCCTTCCAGTTGTAAAACTGTTTGATGTTACAAAAGATCCAGCAATAAGTCCAGGAATAAATCCAGCTCAAGTAATAGCAACTCTTACTTCACAGCTTGATGAGTTGAATCCTGGCTCTTATGTGGTAAATATTCCTTATGTCCATACGCAAAGAAATAAAACTTTAAGGCTTCAATGGGAGTATCAGGTTCAAAGCACAAACGTTGCTAAGTCTGATGAGGTTTTTGTAGTAACACCATATGTTGATTTCAACCATGCTCAAGATCTAGGGTTTAGTACAGATTCTTCTGATCCAAACTATAGATCATATAAAGAACTGCAGGCAGCTGAAAAGTATGCTCGCAAACAGATAGAGCAGCACACGGGACAAAGTTTTTATTTGTATGATGATCTTTATGTTGTTTATGGATATGATTCAGACATTCTCCCACTACCAGCAAAGATTACTACAATACATAAACTGTATGCTAGGGACATCTTACTGTTAGACACAATTAATCAAATAGATAATTGGAACTATCCAGTAGAAATATCTGAAACAGGATACGGAATTAAAATTAATCGTGCAGGAATGTTGGACAATACAGTATATACCGCTAACGGCATGGTTCCTCCAACAATTCATGATTATGATGGCGGTATATTTAAATCTGGAGTTCCTTATAAGGTTCAAGGGCGATTTGGATGGGACAAGGTTCCAGACGATGTAGAGCTGGCAGCAATTGAATTAATGAAGGACTACTTTA